CTGGAGATCGAGTTTGACTTTGCCAACCTCATGCGAGGGGATGCGGCCAGCCGCTCGGCTTACTACCAAAGCGGCATCCAGAACGGCTGGCTTACCCGCAACGAGGCCCGCATCTCAGAAAACCTCAACCCGATCGCAGGGCTCGATCAACCGCTTCGGCCGCTGAACATGGTCGAAGAGGATGACGCTGAGGACGCGGAAATCGAATTTCAGGATTCCGACACTGATGCCAGTCCTGAACCAGACCAGCAGTTGAGCCTACGCCTGCGAAACCTGGTCGAGTCCAACGCCCAGCGACTGGCCCGTCGCATCTGCAAAAAAGGGGCTATGGGTACCAACGAAATCAACCTGATCGCCCAGACCTTCAGCCTGCCTCCATCGGCCGTGCAGGACTGGGCGCAGGGTGCTCCATCACTCGAGGATGAACCGGCGCTGTCCCGGTCCCTCATTCAATTGGGAATACACACATGAACAGACAACTTCTGCTCTCCGAATTTATGACCACACCGTGGGCCCTGATGCCCGAGCGGCTGCAGGCCATGGCCGGGGTCTTGACCCGCTGGTCAGCTGGCGAGCCTCCAACTGATGAGGTCATGTTCCAGATCCAGTCGGAGCGGGTGCTGCGCGATACCCGCAAACAGATGGCGGCTGCCAATGCGGGCTCTGGTATTGCCGTGCTGCCCCTGTATGGTGTGGTCACGCAGCGGGGCAACATGGTCGATGACATCTCGGGCCCCGGCAGCACCAGCACCCAGCAATTCACTTCGGCCTTGCGCCAGGCCCTGGCCGACGACACGGTGGGCCAGATCCTGATCGACATCGACAGCCCCGGTGGCAGCGTCTACGGCGTGGCCGAACTGGCCTCGGAGATCGTCAAGGCCCGGGCCCTGAAACCCGTGGTGGCCGTGGCCAACAGCCTGGCTGCCTCGGCGGCTTACTGGATTGGCTGCTCTGCCAATGAGTTCTACGCCACCCCTGGTGGTGAGGTGGGCTCCATTGGCGTGTGGCAGGCGCACTTTGATTATTCGAAAGCGCTGGAAGAAGAGGGTGTCAAAACCACCCTGGTCTCGGCGGGGAAGTTCAAGGTCGAGGGCAACCCCTATGTGCCGCTCGACCCGCAGGCCCAAGCCTTCATGCAGTCCCGTGTGGACGACTACTACAACGCTTTCATCCAGGCTGTGGCCGTGGGCAGAGGTGTCACGGTCGAAGATGTCCGAAACGGCATGGGCGAAGGCCGGGTGCTCGGAGCTGATGCTGCCCTGGCCCAGCGCATGGTCGATGGCGTCGCATCTTTTGACGTTGTTCTGGCCCGCATGCAGGCCAAGGTCATGGGCAACGCCGTTCGAAGCCCGTCACGCTTGAAGCAAGCCTGCAATTCACTGGCCTTGCTGGGTTAGGTTGCCATGATCCGGCAAATTGCCGTATAATGCGTTTGGCCTTCAGGAGAAATGACATGACTGCAAAAGCTGCTGTTACCACCACTCGCTCGATCAAGCCCACTTCGATCAAGCCTCAGTCTGCAAGACTGGAGGCTCGGATCAGTCACGACTTGCATGTGATCGTCAAGCGTGCAGCGGAAATGCAAGGCCGAACCATGACCGATTTTGTGATCCATGCGCTGCAGTCTGCCGCCTCTCAGGCGATTGAGCAGGCTGATTATGTGCGCATGACCGTGGCTGATCAGGAGGCTTTTGCCCAAGCACTGATCGCACCTGCCAAACCCAATGCTGCACTCAAGCGTGCTTTTGCCAAGGCCAACAAGCTGTTGGCGGCTTGATGGCAGCCCGGTTTTCTGTTGCTCCACTTGACCCGGGTGCCGACCGTTCGGGGTTCGAATGTGGCGTTGAGCCTTTGGACCGGTACTTCAAGACGCAGGTTAGTCAAGACATAAAGCGCCGTGTGACCGCCTGCTTCACGGCACTCGATGCCAATGGAAGGGTGGCAGGTTATTACACCCTGGCTTCGGCCAGTATCTTGTTAACCGACCTGGCTGAGAACTTAGCCAAGAAACTACCTCGTTACCCGAATGTGCCTGCAGTGCGCATGGGGCGTCTGGCGGTGGATGAGCGTTACAAGGGCAAGGGTCTAGGTGCGGCGTTGCTTGCCGATGCCTTGCGCCGGGCTGCAACCGCAGAAATCGCTGCCTACGCGTTTGTGGTGGATGCAAAGGATGAACGCGCGGCTGACTTTTATGCGCACCATGGATTTCGTGCAACGGTTGAAAACCCGTTGTTTCTGTACCTGCCGCTGGCAACCGTCAAAGACTTGGTGAACTGATCGTGACCATGTCATCACCATCGTGATATTTCAAATTCGAAGGCCTCCGTAGAGGCCTTTTTTACGTCTGCGACCCGTTGGTCGCGCCTCAAACCGCCGCTCTGAGCTTTCTGGCCTGGGCGGCTTTTTCATTTCTGGAGATAAACCAATGAGCAAGCAATTGCGTGAGCTTCAAGCTCGCAAAGCCACCCTGGTCAAGGACGCACGCGCCCTGACCGACATCGCTGCCGCTGAGCAGCGCGACATGAACGACGAAGAGGTCGCAGCCTTCGAAGCCCTCAAGGCCAAGATCGAAGCGACATCAAACGCCATTGACCGGGAATCTGCCCTGATCTTTGAGGAGGCGCAGATGAACCACCCCTCTCAACTGACCACGGCCTCCGTGATCACGGTGGTGGATAACGCCGCCGCTGACCCCAAGCACGGCTTCAAGAGTGTGGGCGACTTCCTCAAGACCGTGCGCCAGGCACAAAACCCTGGCGCCTCCATCGATGAGCGGCTGTTGATCGGATCGGGCCGAAACGCCGTGGCTCCTGCCACCTTCGGCAATGAAGGCTCGGCCCAGGACGGCGGCTTTCTGGTGCCGCCTCAGTTCGCCCAGGAAATCTTCCAGTTGTCTCTGGGCGAGGACTCCCTGCTGCCCATGACCGACAACGTGGAGATCACGGGCAACACCATGGCCTTCCCCAAGGATGAGACCACGCCCTGGGGCACCAATGGCATCCGTGCCTACTGGCAAGGTGAAGCGGCTTCTGCCATCGGTACCAAGCCGGTGCTGGGCCTGTCGACCCTTCGCCTCAAAAAGCTCATGGCCCTGGTGCCGGTGACCGACGAGTTGCTGGACGACACCAATGCCTTGTCGACCTACCTGCCAGACAAGATCGCCACCTCCATTCGCTGGAAGACCAACGAGTCGATCCTGTTTGGCTCGGGCACTGGCCTGCCGGTGGGCTGTATGAGCAACGCCACCACGGTGACCGTGGCCAAGGAATCGGGTCAGGCGACGCAGACGCTCTTGGCCCAAAACCTGGCCAAGATGATCTCGCGCTTGCCCCCAGGCTCGTTTGGCAAGTCGGTCTGGATCGTCAACAACGACGTGCTCCCGGCGCTCTTCACGCTGACCCTGGGCAACTACCCGATCTATCTGCCCACCGGCATGAACCCGGGTGGCATTCAGGTCTCGCCCTACGGCACGCTGCTCGGCCGCCCGGTGATCGTCTCTCAGCACGCCAACACCTTCTCCTCTGCAGGCGATGTGCTTCTGGCGGACCTGTCGTACTACCAGACCATCACCAAGGCGGGTGGCATGCAGACGGCCACTTCCATGCACCTGTACTTCGATGCGGACCTCACGGCTTTTCGCACCACGTTCCGCATGGATGGCCAATCCAAGATCGCTGCGCCGATCACCCCCGCCAAGGGCAGCACGACCATGTCGCCCTTTGTCCAACTGGGCGCTCGCTGATCAGGCGCCTGACCATCAAGGAGAAAACACATGTTTCCCAATGCAAAAGGCAGCGAGCTGTTCTCGGTTCTGGCCACCATCGACCCGGCCAGCCAGGCCGTCGGCACCACCTCTACCGGCTGGATCTCGGCCGGTAACCATCACAACCTGCTGGCGCTCATCCAAAGCGGCGCTTTGGGCACCAACGCCACACTGGATGCCAAGCTCCAGCAGGCCCAGGATGCTTCGGGCACCGGTGCCAAGGACCTGACGGGCAAGGCCATCTCGCAGCTCACCCAGGCTGCCAGTGGCTCGGCCAAGCAGGCGCTGATCAACCTGCGCCCGGATGACCTGGATGTGACCAACGGTTATGCCTTCGTGCGCCTGTCGATGACTGTGGGCGTGGCCGCCAGTCTGACTGCGGCGCAGCTGCTGGGTGTGAATCCCCGGTTTGCACCGGGCGACGCCAATAACCAGGCTGCTGTCGCCCAGGTCGTCTGATGCCGCTGCAACTCGTCACCCCACCCGCAGGGGAGCCTATCTCACTGGCTGAGGCGAAGCTTCATCTGCGGGTGGACGGTGGCGACGATGACCCGTTGATTGGCTCGCTCATCTCTGCGGCCCGGCAGGCCGCGGAGACCATTACCGGCAGGCAGTTGATGACGGCCCGCTGGAGACTGGTGCTAGATGCCTTTCCCGGGCCTTTGCTCATGCACGCCGGGTCTGGCTCGTCTTTCAGCTTGCCAGCTCACGCGATCCTGCTCGCCAAATGCCC